TTTTCAAGTCTCACCTCAACTGGTTCATAGTCGGCTAAATTAAACATAGAGTGCATTCTCCTCTGTCTTAAGTTGTCCAGCGATTGCTAGATAACTGGCTCCATCAATCCATGAATCGACTCTAGATCCATCTTCGATTGTCCTTGCAATTTTGACCAGCGACAAGATAACTGCAACTTGGTAATCTTCCACTGGCATTTCAAGGTAGGCACTGATAAGTCGTGCTGCTCGTGCCATATTGTCACTTGGGTGGCCGTAAGCGAGTCCTCTGTCCGAGTAAAGGTCAGTGGCAGAACTAAGTATTTCTGCATGTTTCATTCTTGCCAGAAATCTGCTCGATTGACTGCTCTGCCTTTGTGCCATCCATCGCGATGTCCACGATCATAGGCTTCTTTGTATGCAGATACTGCCATTACGATAAAGCTGATAGCTGCACCAATAAGGCAGATAATCAGCAACTTCTCATTATTTGTCATGTCGTACCTATCTGTGCCAATGCCCTTGATTGGCTACAGGATTAGTGTTGCATAGAGTCCAGACTAATTAACGGACATTTGTATAACGAAATGGTAACAAATCTGATTCGTCAATCATAGTGTCAATGGTGCGTACTACATCAAGCGTAAAGTCGTCCATATAGGGTGAATGACCCATCCTTGTTTATAGGCACTAGCATCGGACTAACGCGGTCTCCATGTGTCTCAATAACTGCCACGCTCATCTGCCAATTAGCACTCCCAGCTTTCAAATAAGAGGCTTTCTTCTTGTCCATGACATTTCCTGCCTCTAAGCCCCACAAAGTCCTGTATGAAGCTCCTATGCCCTCTGTGAAGGCACTAATACCCGCCCTGTGAGTGTGACCACAGACGACAGACTTGCCGAACTTTTTAGCCAGCCCTAAAGCTGTAAGTCCAGCATTGGAGTTCATTGATCCTTCATCGCCATGAACTAAGACCCATCCCTTGTGAAACTCGAATGGTCTTTTATGGAAGCGGATTCCGAGTCCAGCGAAGTCCATAAACTTTGCGTATTCCAGTTCTGGTAATCCGATGAGGCTAGGTGCGCGTAATAGTGTGTGGTATAGGCGGTCTGTGTGATTGCTCCGAGTGACATCTGTTGTGCCGAGTTCATAGAGAATATCCTGCGCAAGGCTTCTGTCAGCATCTAGCGTACCTTCCCACTCCAACTTAGTACCCTGCGCCCAGCGAGATTGGCTCTGCATATCTAGCTCATCGCCTGTATTTAGGATGAGGTCAAACTTCTCTCGCTTTACTAACTTAATGAGATTCTTTACAGCTGCTTCATGATGAAAAGGTATCTGAAGGTCGCTGATAATTAAATATCTCGCTTTAGTCATCGTCCTCATCTTCGTAATTGCCGAACTTCTCTGGATCGACAGGGTCAGGCAATATCCAAGCAGGATAGGATTGAGGTTCAGTGATCATAAACATGGCTACATCTTCTTTGAAACCTGCTCGTTTAAGACTACAGAAATACTCATATAAACCAATACAATAAGCATCAAGCTTTGAGTAGCCTTGTTCCTCTAATGCCTTAGTTGCTTTTCTTGCCATAGCAGAATGTTACCTGTCTAGTAAGATGTTATAGATTTCATCGACTCGTGTGTTGAGTCTTTTAATCTCAGACAACAGATGAGTAATGACATACCCAGACAAGCCACCGACTATTGCCAGTGTGCCTAAGTAGAGCGTGAAGAAATCGGATTGTGTCACTTTTTAGGAGTCGCATATCCAAATACACCAGCAAGGACAGCCCAAAGAACTGCACGATAGTCAAGTGCAAAGTTAGAAGCAGCCCAAGCTGATAGGAATGCTCCAGCAGTGAGGATGTAAGGATTCTTCATGTTCATTAGTTTCCGCCTAACATAGGTATCGAATAAAACTCACCCAGTAAGTCAGCTTCTTTCTTAAAGCTAACATGCATGTGGTGAGTGTGTTTGTTAGCCCCTGTGTAGTTGCGCCACTTCCAGTTAAGGACGGGAGACGCAATCCTGCCGTTAAAAATAATGTACGAGATGCGCTTCTCTGCCTTAGACTTGCAACTGATTCGAAGCTGATCTGCAAGGTCTGGCATGATATGCGGTTTGACTCCTGCACCGAATAAATCTGCGTCAATGTCAATGGCACGAACCCAACCCTGCTCATCTGGATTATGATCAGACTTGCGAGCAGCGTGTCGGGTATCACCGACCCAACCATCCGATGCCCTGTCACGATCTGGGAAGGAATCATCTAACTGCTCTCTTAACTGAATAGCAGCTTTAGATAATCTTGGCTTCATGAGCAATTATTTTAGTCAAGTGTTCCACTTATAGCCCAAGTGCCGCTTTGAGGTCAGTCACGGATAAACCAACGCTTGCCAATTTCTCGTCAATAGTTGGTTCAGGTTCAGGTAATGGATTAGCAATCGCTGCCTCAATTTGTGCCAAAGTTGGCTTTGGTCGCTCATCTAGCCAAGTGATGCTTTCATAATTTTCACCTGTTAAGACATACTCAGCATTGGGCAATAGGTCTTTCAACGCTTTTAAGATTTGTGTGTGTTTCATTATGCACCTATTTCTAACGCAATAATTGTTGAATTGGTACTATTCGTTTGAACTGATACTGTGTTGCCACCATTTTGACTCTTAAATTGTGTTTTGTAGGTTGTTGAACTTGTTGTTGCTGGTGAGTCTAAATAGCCACTTGAAGCTGAAAGAGTATTAACAACAACCGAGTTGGTATAACCAAGTGAGAGGCAGATAGTTTCAAGTGCAGTTGCACCTCTGACTAATTGTAAATCTATACCGTCTTGAGAATTGCTTGCTGGTTTTTGCATACCTTGCTGGCTAACTATAATTAAAACTTTGCTAGTTGCAGAACTGGGTGTAATGCTTACGGTTAATCCTGTATCTTGATAACTTGATGAAGTTGTAGTTGTAGCAGTAGCAGTGCTTCCCATAACTACTTGCAAAACTTTTCCTCCGCCTCCAGCAGTAGCCCATTTTAAGCCTGTTGCAGCGGTACTATCTGCCTGCAAAACTTGGCCGTTTGTGCCTACTGCTAAGCGAGCAGGTGTGTTATCGGCAGTTGCCGTAATAATGTCACCCTTAGCATCCACGATTGAGTTCTGGATAGCGTTTGGATCATCAAGAGAAACCCAAGCAGCACCTGTGTAGATTTCAACTACGTCTGTGTCTTTGAGGTATGTAACCATTCCCTCTGCGAGAACGCTTGCAAGAGCAGTTGTACGCGCTGCTGCACTAGCAAAGACCATTACTGTCTGTTGCTGTAGATATAAATTAACATCGCTGGCCGATAACACATCTCCTGTGCTAAACAGCTTGTAACCTGCTCCTGCCATTATTGCTCCTTAGTAGCTAAAAGACGATACCCCAAGGATACCGTATTGTGTCGAATTGAGAATGAAGCCATCGATAATTGGCTCCATGGTTAAAAATGTGGTTAGCCATGAATTAGGGGTTATGTCATGGCTGACACCTTGAATCTGTAGGGTCTTGGTTATTGTTGATCCACTGTCTGTTGTATTTGTAATAGTTACAGGGTCAAAGTAATCAAGGTTTAGTCCTGCGGTAACTCCAGCAGAATAGTTGGCTGTCATAAGGTCAAGAGTCAAAGCATCAATGCGGATGCTAGTGTCTTTACGAGATGCCACATAAGCCTTGGCAAAGTTGAGAGCTTCTGCATCGGTTTCCATAAGCAGATTCTGTTGAGTGTAAGAGTGCAAGAAATAAGTGTCGATTGAAGCGGCATCAGTAGCTACTTGAGTTGTACCACCAGTGCGCTGGATGTTGGCTTGGTTATAGACCAACTTATCATCAAAGGCGAACTTTACATTGGCATAAGGAATGCCTGTGCCAGTCTGGTTAAAGACTGTAGGAGTACCACCCACAGATGCTGTAGTAAAAGCTCTATCTTGAAATACAGCATTACCTGCTGGATCAATATAAAAAGCACCATACTCGGTTAGTTCAACTGTCTTGATAGCAGTAAGAGCAGCTCTAGAACTTGCAGGGTCGGCTTGACAGGTTGTCTGGCCTGTATCAATATCCCGCATAGTCAAAGGCCAGTTGATAGTGTCTAGAATCTTTCCAATGCGAGTACCAGTGGTCTGGCCTGCTGCTGAACCAGTAACAGTGGTAATGGCAGAAGTGTTGAATATCTTGAAAGCATCAAAGGCAGTAACTGTGACATAAGCAGTTTCTTGGCCTTGAGGGAATGTGTAGCGATAGTCAGCTGTATATCCTGAGAATAGGTAATACTCAGTGCCATTGTAATTGGCTGAAATACGGAGTTTTCTGGCTGGTTGTAAATAACCGTAAATTGGAGATAAAGTGTTTTGAGGGTTGAAGTCTCCATTAGGGTCTAAGATTCTGACTGTCGCTTGACCTGCATCATAAGTGTCTTGCAATAGGTTGCGACCTCTGCGGATAGCAATGTTGGTGGTTGATGTTGAGTAATCAATAACCAGAGCAGCGTTATCAGCTAAAACATTAGTGCCAAGAATACCTTTAACAGGATCATCTAAAGTTAGGGGAATGCCATAGCCAGGGCCATTAGCAAAGTTGATAGAAACCGTCAGGGTTGCTGGAAGCGCCATTAGACCGCCGTAATAACTGCCTGACGGCTATATCCAATAGCAGACCCAGCCCATCCTGATTTAGCTAGGGCATCGTTAATAGCTTGGTTAAGGTCATTTTCAGCAATAATTGAACCTTCAATGTTTGTGTTGATAGTCACACCTACAGGCAGTTGATTTCCTGTGCCAGAAGTGCCTAAACCAACAGTAGATGGCATTGAGGTACTAGCGCCACCATTAGATGTAATGCCAAGAGATGTGTTAGTTGCACCCACAAATGGCACATACCCACCAAGTGCAGCCTTTTGCGCTGAACCCAAAGAAGCAAAGGCAGAAGCTGCTGAACCGGCAAAGGTATTAAAATAACTTGAAAGAGTAGCCAGTTGCTCTTTAACTCCCATAAAGTTCCAGTTTTTGAATATGTCATCCAAAGGCTTAATGCTCTGCAAAGTGCTGACCAGTTCGCCAGTTTTCTTTTGGGCTTCATCCAGTTGCTTGGTGTATTTATCAATTTGGTCAATGTTTTCAGACTCAATAGCCTGCATCAGCTTTAGGCGAATGCGTTCTTCTTCTGAAATCTTACCCTTGAGGGCAGCTTCAATCTGAATCTTCTGTAGGTCAAAAATTGACTTAGCCTTAGCCAGTTTCAAAGTATCTTTATTAACTTTAAGAGTATCTTTTGCAACCTTGCTTGCTGCTTTGGATCCCGGTGTTTGAGTTTGTCCAGAGATAGACATAGGAGTGCTAAATGGTTTAGGTGCAGTTCTAGTCTTTGCACCTAGTCTGGCTAAATCACCTAACGGGCCAGCGCTTGCAACATCGCCTAATGTACGCGCAATAGCAGTAAAGATATTTTCTCCACTTGCGCTTACCTTAAACTTATCAGAAAATGCAGTTAAGCCTAATAAAGCATCTGCTGTGGCTTGAGCAAAGTTTTCCATGCTTTTTGTTAAATTATCTACTGAGTGGTCTTTGGATAACAAAGTTAAAGAATCAATGATTCCAGTACCAATAATTTCTTTGACATTTTGTGAAGCAACACCCAATTTAGCCATTGAGCCAGCAAAGGTATTAGCTGCTGCATCGGCAGCGCCATTAAATGTAATTGTTAATTGCTCTGTAATGTCATTGAATGATTTAGCCTTAAGGTCTGCTTTAGATATACCTACACCGAGTTTGCCTAAGGCAGTGTTAGATCCAAGATATGCTTTGCTTAAAGCTCCAGTAACGGCATCTAAATCTTTGCCTGTCGCTGCACTTATATCTAAAGATAAACTTAATAACTTTTGTGTCTCTGTTGTGTCGCGTGTTGCTATTGCTAACTTTTGATAAGCAGGACGTAATTTATCATCGACTATACCAAACTCAGATTGTAGTCTTTGAATGAATCCCTCGGCTGAAGCAGCATCGCGTTCTAAGCCAACATTTTTAAGGGCTAGGGCTAATTGCTTTTGAGCCTTCTGATCGTCAGCTGCTGCTTTAACAGATGCTTTTGCAAAAGCAAGAACAGCAGTAGCACTAAATGCTAGACCTACAGTTTTGGCTAAACTCTTTACTGACTTTCCAAGTTTGTCAGTAGCAGTATCTGCTTGCTTAAAAGCCTTTGCGCCCGTGAACTCCGCTGCGACATCAATTAAAATACTCATGCAGTTGCTTTCTTAAAGTCTCTGTTGGCTTTTTCAATAGCTTTTAATACGCCATCCCTAGCTGCGCCTCTATTTTCATCATATGCACGAAATAGGACAGCGCCTTGATCTTTGCCATTTCCTTTTAACTCTGCTCCGTATTTGCCTCTTTGATTTTGCACAAATTGGCTGGATGGGCTTTTACGCCCCATAGTTTCATAAATAGCACCAGCAGCAGATTTATTAAATAAACGTGCTAGTGATCTAAAGCCTCTACGATTAACCTTAGATGGAGTTGTCTTATATCCAATTCCTCGTTTAGCTGCACTCGCATCGTAAAGTGGAAAGTTACCAGTGTAATTCTCGCGTGAGCGCCATCCGCTAAGGATTGAGCCGTTATCTGGCAGATACCCTCTAGCGACCTTTACAACAGGTTTTAAGGCTGTTGCAATGTCTTTTGGTAATTGCTTAGCAAGGTCAGGAGAATAGGCGCGTAGAGCCTTGCGGAGTTCAATACCGCCCTTTACGCTTACTGGCATCTTGAATCTCCTTTGCTTCATCTTTGAGACCCTGCAACAAGGCTTCAAGCATTATTGGGTCTAAATCAAGTAACTGTTGTGGCGCAATCCCCAACCTTATGCTTAGCCTAGCAATGAGGTAAGTGAATGGTTGATCGCGCTTTAAGCTAAAGGGTCTGAGTCCAGCACCTCGACATTTTTAAGTGTCTCGATAAACTCAACTCCGAATGGCTTAACCGTTTCACCTGAACGGCGTAGAACTTCCCATGCAATCCAATAGACATCCGATTGCTTCTCGTCATCACGAAAAGCCTTATGAAAGCCCTTTTTAGCGTATTGCTCAAATGCATACTCCACTGCTGGAGTAATCTCGCCTTCGATTACGCTTCCATCTGTACGAACTATCTTTAGTTTTGCCATGATCTGCCCCTTTGTTTAATTGTTTAGAATGAACCTGTTGTTGCTACTGCAACTGTTGAGTTAGCAGTAAATGTGATTGACTGTGTGCCAACATCGCCAACAGCACCATTGATGTCTGTTGTGTTGTTGATTAGAAGTGAAACAGTATAAAGCGGGTTAGTCGCTGAAACTGCTGTTCCCTTAGTCTGTAGGAATACAGCTGTGACTGTTGTTCCCCATGCAGCTTGAAGTGTCGCAAGGACATTGGCTGAAGCTGTGTCATTAAGGAAGTCGATTGTTACAGATGATGCTTCCAAGCCCTTTACGAACTTGTGAGCTGTGTCACCCATTGCAGTTACTTCTAGTTCATCAAATGAACGATTGATTGTTACAGCCGTTACATGGTCGCTAAGATCAACTGAGTTAATCTTCACGCCCACATTATTATTTAGAAATACAGCCATGAGATTTATTCCTCGTCTTTCTTAGTAGGTGCTGGCTTTGGTGCTGGTGTGCTAACCTGCCCGATTTTCTTCAGGAAGGCTTCATTCTCTAATTCCCACTCGGACATATTAACTCCAACTCGTAAGGATTGATACGGACATCTCACAGCTGAGTAGGTCACCCGAAGCAGCATTGAGAATACTTGGTGCGCTGATTGCGCTTACATTATAGACCAGAGATGATGCTGCTAACTTGGCGAACACGCCACAGACAGTATCTTCAATGCCGTTGAGATTTCCTTCATTGTCAAATAAAGGCACAGTCATAATAATTTTAAAGTTAGCCATTGGGCTAATAGTGATGTGCTGGTTATTGGTAGGTGTTAGATAAGGATCGTCCGGAGAGACAATCACAGAATTAGCAAGAACTGTGGCAGGCGGAAAAGCAAAAACTTGATATTTTGTATTATCTACTAGCGCGGTGGCTAAAGTAGTGCGGAGTGTGGTTATCGCTACTGGCGGCATTAGCCCACCATTGAGCGAGGGTCTAGCGCATGTGCAATCAATCCTCGCACCTTAGCGAGAAGCTGTGCGCTCATTCGGTAAGGGCTTGGCTGGAAATCGACTG